CATCCGGAGCGCGAAAGCGCGTGGCGGCTTATTGCCGTGTCAGCACGTTAATGGATCTGCAGGATGGTTCCTTTGAGACGCAAAGAGCGTATTATCTTCATTATATCAAGGCGCAGCCGGATATGATCTTCGCGGGAGTATACGGAGATCATGGGAAGAGCGGGCGCTCCATCAAAGACCGGCCGGAATTTCAGCGGATGCTGCAGGATTGTGAGGCGGGCAGGATTGATCTGATCCTCACCAAATCCATTTCCCGGTTTGCGCGGAATCTGCCGGAATGCATCAGCACGATCCGAAGACTGCAGGCACTGGATGTAGCAGTCATTTTTGAAAAAGAGGGGATACATACAGGGGATCAGAAAAGCGAGCTGCTTCTGAATATTCTGGCCACCGTTGCACAGGAGGAGAGCAACAGCATCAGCCAGAATATGCGATGGAGCAGAAGAAAGCGGTATGAGATAGGTCAGCCGTGGGAGGTGCCGAGTTACGGATACGTTTCCGTCGGACCGGAGCACCGGTGGATCATCGAGGAATCGCAGGCCGGGCGTGTGCAGCTGGCTTTCTATCTGGCCGGAACCGGGCATCCGTATCCCCAGATACGTGCGTCACTCAACGAACTGGAGGCGATCGAAGACACCGGCCGTGTGTGGAATCAGACACCGGTCCACCATCTCCTGACGAATCTTTCCTATATCGGTGATTTCCTTTCCAACAAAGAATGTACCATCGCAGACAAAAACGGAGTGCGCAGGTGCAGGAACCGTGGATATACCGATCAGTTTTATATTGAAGAACATCATATGCCGCTTGTCAGCCGCGAACTCTTTGCAGGAGTCGGTGAGCTGATCAGGCGGCATCTTCTTTTTGCAAACAGGAGCCGCTATTCCGTAGAGGAGGAAGCGCTGCTGGCCTCCTGCCGGAAACTGGCGCAGGAGGAGCGAAAGAAGATGCAGTACTGGAACAGTCTGGATAAAAGCGAAGAGTCCCGCTGCGGTTAATAAAAGACAGAGCATAGAGTGAAACAGGAGAAGAAAAGCTACGACAGCACAGAAATGCTTTAGAGGAAACACATATGAAATTGGAAAAAATTTTAGTAGAGACAAAGCCGGCACAGACAGCACAGATAGCAACCGCTCCTCTGAGGGTAGCCGCTTACTGCCGTGTCTCCACCGAAAAAGACGAGCAGCTGGGCAGTTACGAGATACAGCTGCAGGTGTATCATGAGAAGATCAGTACAACACCGGGATGGAGCTTTGCCGGCATTTACGCCGATGAGGGAATCACCGGCACAAACACGAAAAGCCGTACCGGTTTTCAGAACATGATCAAAGACTGCGAGGCAGGAAAGATCGATTACATCATCACCAAATCCATTTCCCGGTTTGCGCGAAATACGATGGAATGCCTTGGCTACGTCCGCCATCTGCAGAGCATTGGCGTACAATTGATCTTTGAAAAAGAAAATATCGACACGGGAAGCACCTATTCCGAGATGCTGCTGACCGTACTTGCCGCTTTTGCGCAGGAGGAGAGCCGCAACCTCTCCGACAACCTGAAATGGGGCATCCGAAAACGGTATGAGCAGGGAATCGACCGCTGGAGCAGGATCTACGGATACACCGCAAATGAGAGCGGAACGTATCAGATTGTCGAACAGGAAGCCGGTATTGTCCGCATGATCTATGCGCGGTATGAGCACGGAAGCAGCATGTCGCAGATCGCAGGCGAACTCGGAACGCAGAAAATTCCAAGCCCCGCCGGGAAAGACGAGTGGAAGCCGTCCGCTGTGATGTGGATCCTGCGGAACGAAAAATATGTCGGCGACATCATGCTCCAGAAAAAGTATACCGTCGACCATATCAGCCACAAAGAAGTGCGCAACGACTGCACCGAAATTCCGGGCTATTATATCAAAGACCATCACATGCCGATCGTGGACCGCAAAACGTACGACCGTGTGCAGAAAATCCGGCACCTGAACTGTCAGGGCGGCAGAAACGGTCAGTCCGGACAGCCGGTCCAGTATCCCTTCGCAGACTTTCTGATCTGTCCGTACTGCAGAACACGGCTCCGCCAGCGCAAACTTCAGATTCAGGACAACAGCCGTGGATGGTGCTGCGACCGCTGCGGGCAGTTCATCATCAAAAGCAAAATGCTTGAAGCTGCAGTGCTGGATGCATATCGCGCGGCGCTGGATCCGGATTCCGGATCAACCCATTTAAATAGGAAGAAAAAGGTTACGATGCCAGAAAAAAGCTGCGCTGAATTTCAGGAAATGCTGCGGCAATATGGCGATCTTCAGCGCGTGGATTACTACTGGCTGGACGATCTGGTGGACCATATCACATTCGGGAAACACGAGAAAGCGGTCCGGCGGAATATCAACACGTCCGGAAAGCAGGAGAAAGCGGTCCGGCAGAATAAAATCATATCCGGAAATCAGGATAAAGCGGCCCGGCAGGATATCAAAAGATCCGGAAAACACGGAACGGGCTCGGATGATCGCACCATAACGGTCTTCTGGAAATGCGGTTGGTACACAACGGTACCTTCCGGTATCAGCAAAAGAAAAGACATGCCACAGCATCTGGCGGCACTGTATGCGCGTTATCAGGAGCGACAGAAGGAAGGATGACAGCAATGAAAATAACACACATCAGAAGAACACGCGATCAGCGAAAAAAGCGGGTGGCGGCCTACTGCCGCGTATCCACACGCCTGAATTCACAGGAAGAGAGCTTCGATACTCAGATCAAAGTCTATACCAATTATATCAAAGCGAACCGTGAATGGACCTTTGCAGGGATTTATGAAGATGAAAAAAGTGCGACCAGAGCCGAGAACCGTCCCGGATTTCAGGCGCTGATCCAGGACGCGGTCGATGGAAAAGTCGATTTGATCCTCGTGAAATCCATTTCCCGCTTCTCGCGCAACATCGTGGATTGTCAGAACTATGTGAACTATCTGCAGGGCAACGGCGTTGAGATATATTTTGAGAAAGAAGGCATCCGCACCGGCACTCCGTCCAGCAGCATGATCTTTTCCTTTATGAGCGCAGTCGCACAGGACGAAAGCCGCTCCATCTCAGAAAACATGCGCTGGTCCTACCGGGAGCGTTACCAACGCGGCGAATACAATATCGGCAATCACCGGATCCTCGGATATGACACCGTAAAAAGTGTAAAACGCAATCCGACACTCGTTCCAAACCGAAGAGAACAGCGGCAGAGTATGATGCCCATTCTAAATGCAGAAGTGCAGAGCGACCATACAGCACTCGTCCCAAATGAGGACGCCTGGATCATCCGCCAGATCTACGGGATGTTTCTGGAAGGAAAAAATGAACGGCAGATCGCAGCCCGTCTTACGACAGCAGGAATCGTCGGAAGAAGCAAAAAGCCCCTGACTGCCGGCGGCATCCGTTATATTCTATCAAACGAGGCATATGTCGGAGACCGCCTGCTCCAGAAACGGGCGCCGATTGACATGCTGACCAAACGCCCGTCCAGGACAGCCGACTATGAGCATTATTACCTCGAAAACGACCACGAAGCGATCATTGACCGTGCCACCTGGAACGGCGTCAAAGAAAAACTGTCCCGCCATCGAAATGATCTGGAACGCGGCATCCGATATCACGGCGGCCGCACCCATGCGCTGTACGGGAAAATATTCTGCGGTGTATGCGGCGAGCCGATGACGCGCCGTACCCTGCACGGCTACAGCAAAAAAGGCACACCTCCCGTCACCTATAAAGCCTGGACCTGCCGCGGCCGTCACCTTGGCCGAAAGGGAAACGGCTGCAAAAACCGGACCATCCGCGAAACCGAGGTACTGGAGCAGATTCAGGCGCAGCTCGGGCAGATGACGCTTCCGACAGAGGAGTTGTGGATATTGGTGTATGAAGAGCGGGTGGAGATTTCAGATGTTGCAACTTGCGAATCAGGTAGTACTATGGTATTCTGAAGTATAGAGAAGCGTACATATGTGGTGAAATCTTTCTACTGTATTAATGCTTCTATCTGGAAAAGGAGTGTGCAGAAATATGGGAATGTATCTGAACAGCATGACATCATATGACAGTTATAAAGAAACCTATGCGAATCCATATTTTGTTGACAAAAGCCTGATTCTTGAGGAAATCATTCCAAGAATCGGGACATCTGAAAAATATATCTGTATTACGAGACCGCGGCGCTTTGGAAAATCGGTGATGGCAAATATGATTGCGGCTTATTTTACAAAAGACTGTAATGCCGCATCCATTTTTGATCATTTGAAAATTGCGCAAAAAGATTGTTATAAAGATCATCTACATCAGTATAATGTAATCTCTGTTTCATTCAACCGTGTTCCACGGCGCTGTAAAACGTATGACCAGTACATGAATCGGATTGAGGATACATTGACCGAAGATCTGCTCCAGAAGTATCCGGAAGTCCATGTCAATCCGTCCGATGCAGTATGGGATATCCTGAATAAAATTTATGCGGCCGATCATACCGCGCGTTTTATTTTTATTCTGGATGAATGGGATTATATTTTTCATCGTGATTTTGTGACAGCAGAAGAGAAAGAAGATTTTATTGATTTTCTGAGCAATCTTCTGAAAGATCAGCCTTATGTATCTCTGGCCTATATGACCGGAATTCTTCCGATTGCGAAATACTCAAGCGGTTCCGGATTAAACATGTTTGCTGAATATACAATGGCATCTGAGAAAATGTACAGTGATTATTTTGGATTTACTGAGTCGGAGGTCGATGACCTGTATGCGCGCTTTCTGAAAAAACAGTCCGCTCCGCAGGTTACGCGTGAAGGACTTCGGATCTGGTATGACGGTTATCATACCAAATCGGATGAGCGAGTCTATAATCCAAGATCCGTAGTTCTGTCACTGACGAACAATAATCTTGGAAACTATTGGACAAGTGCCGGCCCATATGATGAAATCTATTACTATATCAATCACAATGTGGCAGCGGTGCGTGATGATCTGGCACAAATGATTGCCGGAATTCCGGTTCCTGCCAGAATCAGTGAATACGCTGCAACGTCTATGGAGCTGACCACAAAGGACGAAATCTTTTCAGCAATGGTCGTTTATGGTTTCCTCAGTTATGAGAATGGATGTGTGAGCATTCCGAATAAAGAATTAATGGATCAATTCAGGGATATTCTGATGAAAGAAGCTTCGCTTGGTTATATTAATGCACTGGCAAAAGCATCCGGAGAAATGTTAAAAGCAACGTTGGCAGGAGATACTGCAACCGTTGTAAACATATTAGAATATGCCCATAACACAGAAAGCCCGCTGCTTTCTTATAATCATGAGTCGGATTTGACTACAATCGTAAATCTCGTATATTTACAGGCCAGAGACCAATATCGGATTGAGCGGGAGGACAAAGCAGGAATTGGCTATGCAGATTTCATTTTTTATCCAGAAGTTAACAAAAAAGCGGATTGCATTATTTTGGAACTGAAAGTCAATCACACAGCAGCAGAGGCATTGCAGCAGATTAAAGACCGGAAATATGCTTTGAAATTTGAAGGTCGGTTGGGCGCAAAATCGAAATATACCGGAAGAATTCTGGGCGTGGGAATTGCCTATGACAAAACAAGTAAAGTACATGAATGTAAGATAGAAGTTTTGAGAGAAGCACTGAAATAAAATTTCGTGAGGGTGTCGCACAATCGTACGGCACCTCTTTTTTCACATCCCCCTAAATCCGACAGTCCTGTCCGTATATACAAATGAGGTTATATTATTCCTGTCCGCTGATGGCCAGCCATACATGAAAACACGTCGACTACCTTCCCTTCACTTCGTTCCATATGCTCGGAGATCGTTCGCGATAGAAACGTTTGCTCCTACTCCTCGCACGGAACTTGTGAAGATCAGTCGTCTTCCTATCGTTTTCATTGTATGGCAGTTCCATCAGCGGACAGAAATAGCGGCCGCATTTTGTTTCAACTGGACAGAACAGCCTGATTTTCCACGCCACACCCGAGCCGGTGAAAAGGAGCGCCTGAAATCAATTCAGAATCATCCATCTCTGTTTTTTTACACAACTTTTATATGCTTTGGAACATACACCCCTACATTCTCCCGTGAGAGACAAGTGTAGGGGCTTTTTTTATGTCAAAAAATGCCCACAATGCAATTTTCAGACCTGAAAACCGTACTTGAGGTGCTTTTTGTTGAGGAAAACTTCAAACGCAAATGTTATCCCCAAAAAAAGTGTTGGAACCTCCGTGCAATGAGGGTTGATAAATCTACACTTTGAAACAAAGGGAGAAAGATAGAAGCTATGGGAACTATTGACTACAAGGCAGACCCGCGTTTTGCAGGTATCGAACCATTCACATCGAAAGTATGGCTGGCATCGCCGACCATGCACGGGGATGAGCAGAAATACGTCGATGAAGCCATTCGTACTAACTGGGTGTCTACGGTAGGTGCCAATATCAATGAGATAGAGCGCATTGCAGCAGAGAAGATCGGCTGCGGATATGCGGTAGCCTTGTCGGCCGGTACGGCAGCGCTACATCTGGCAGTGAAGCTGTGTGGCGAAAAACTCTATGGTCAGCCAAGGGTGGGACATGGAACGCT